GTTTTTTTTGCGCCTAGCGGTGCTGCTAGCGATCCTGGTTTGTCTGTTTTGTTTAGAGCTCGAAACAATACTGGTAGTTTTCCAGGTCAGCTGTCTTGGCAAGATCCGGCGCTTAGAGGCGTTGCTGATCTTTCAACCGCCACGCCAATTTCAATCAACGACCTCCGTCAAGCTTTCCAGGTTCAAAAGCTCTATGAGCGCGATGCGCGCGGAGGTACGCGATACACAGAAATTCTTCGTTCTCATTTTGGCGTGATTTCGCCTGATGCTCGTTTACAGCGTCCTGAGTATCTTGGTGGTTCATCTGCTCGTATTTCGATCAATCCTGTTCAACAGACTTCAGCTACTAATGAGACCACTCCTCAAGGAAATCTTGCCGCTTTTGGTGTGGTGAGTGATTCGTTCCATGGTTTTTCGAAGTCTTTTGTGGAGCATGGTTACGTCTTTGGTTTTGTAAATGTTCGTGCTGATTTGACTTATCAACAGGGTCTTAATCGCATGTGGTCTCGTCAAGGCCGTTTTGATTTTTATTGGCCTGTGCTCGCTCACCTCGGTGAGCAGGCTGTTCTTAACAAAGAGATTTATGCGCAAGGTACTGGTGACGACGATAAAGTTTTTGGCTATCAGGAACGTTATGCGGAATATCGTTATTACCCTGGACAAATTACAGGCAAGTTCCGCTCAACTGATCCGCAGCCCCTTGATAGCTGGCATCTAGCTCAGAAGTTCAGCTCTTTGCCAACGCTTTCAGGTCAATTCATTCAAGATAATCCTCCGGTCGAACGCGTCGTTGCAGTGACTAGCGAACCGCAATTTCTTTTCGATTCTTATATTCGTTTGAAGTGCGCTCGCCCGATGCCTGTTTACTCCGTCCCTGGTCTCGTTGATCATTTTTAATGAGGTTTTTATGGCTGTTGTTTTTTGGCTTGCCGTTGTTGGCGCAGTTATTGTTTTTGCTTTAGGTAATTGATATGGGTTTTCCTTGGGCCGAAGCGATTGGCGGCGCCTTAAATTTCGGTAGTTCTGCTTTATCTGCTTACTTTGGTTGGAAACATCAAAAGGAGGCGATGAAGAATCGCCATCAATGGGAAGTTGAAGATCTTCGTAAAGCAGGTCTTAATCCAATTCTTTCCGCCGGCGGTCAAGGCACTCCTGGCAACGCTCCGGTCATTGAACCGGTTGACGTTGCTGGTGCTATGCATTCTGGTGCTGATGCAGAGCTTAAGCAAGCTCAAGCTAAGCAAGTTGAGTTTCAGAATTCTGCTTTAGCTGCGGACACTGAGCTTAAGAAAGCTCAGACTGAGGTAGCTAAAGAAGCATCTATTCTCACTTATGCGCAGGCTGTCGGACAAGGCTGGCAGAATCGCATTTATGATGAGACTTTGAAGCAAGCTCAGAATGCTACTGAGAATTCTGCTTTAGCTACTGAGCGGAACAAGATGGTTTTTGACTATATGAAGCAGAATCCCGCTGCTTGGAAAGCTGGCCAGTTTATGCAGTTGCTTAATCCCTTTGGAACTGCTGCGCCGGTCGTCAATTCTGCTGTTGGTGCTGCGAGGTTGGCTAAGTGATAGATACGATCTTAAAGTTCGTTGATGTTCTGCTGCGCTCTGGCTCAGCGGTCTGGGAGGCCTTTAAGGCCGTTAAGAATTTTTTTAAAAAGTGAGGTTTATATGTCTCGTCGTCATAAGCTTTCTCGTAAAGTATCTAAGCGCATTTTTCGTAAAGGTGCATCACGAACGAAGACTTTGAATACTCGTGCTACTCCGATGCGCGGTGGTTTTCGCATTTAAGGGTTAATCCTTATTGCTCGACATAGTAGTCATCTTTAACATATTCACCAAGTTGAGCAAATTCAACATTTTTGACATTTGGAGGTTAAGATGGCTACTAAGCGATTCATGATTTTTTTGAAGGATTTTGGCGAGTGCTGGCTTGTGCCTGGTGAGACTGTTTACTATGGTCGTTTGAAGCACGTTTTGTGGTCGCTTTGTCAGAAGCAGCTCGATGGCAGTGATCGCACATTAATTTCTGTCGCTTGTCGTTCGCGCTCTACTCGCGCGACGATCCTTCGTGAGCTTTCTGCTGAGTTGCGTGCTGTATGCCGTGTTTCCATCCAATAACAGCGTATCGTCTTGCTGGTCAAAAGACTAAAGATGGACAACGTAATGCGATAACGTTTGATCCGTCCAAAGCGATTCCTTTTTCTGAGTTCAAGATTCCTTGCGGCCAGTGTATTGGTTGCAGGCTTTCTAAATCTCGTGAGTGGGCCGCTCGATGTGTTGTTGAAGCTAAGTCACATAAGAACAACATGTTTCTTACGCTGACTTATGATGATGCTTATTTGCCTTCTGATCGCTCACTTCATTACGAGCATTTTCAGCTGTTCATGAAGCGCATGCGTAAATACTTCATGAGCCGATTCGGTCAGCAACTTCGTTTTTTTATGTGTGGTGAGTATGGCGACAAGCTTGGTCGTCCTCACTATCACGCTATTATTTTTGGCGTTACTTTTGTAGATAAACAACTTTGGTCGATTCGTCGAGGCAATAACTTATATCGTAGTCGTACGCTTGAGAAGCTTTGGCCGTACGGTTTTAGCTCAATTGGCGCAGTTAATTTTGAGACTGCGGCTTATGTCGCTCGTTATGTGACCAAAAAGATTACAGGTCCTTTGAAGCTCGCGCATTACGATGGCAAAGTTGCTGAATTTTGTCATTGCTCGCTCAAACCTGGCATTGGTCATGACTTCTGTGAAAAGTACATGACTGATATTTATACTAATGATCGACTTATTCTTAGTGAGAAGATTATGATGTCTCCCCCGGCTTATTTCGATAAGCTGTTGGAGCGCTCAGATATTGATCGCTATCAAGAGATTAAGCGTCTTCGTGAGATGCGAGGTCGTGATTTTGAAGATACTGGCGAAGCTTCGCCGCAACGTCTTTCAGTTCGTGAGCGCGTCCAAGAATTGAAAGCTGCAAAACTTAGACGCGTTATGGAAGAGAATCAATCATGATCCTTAAGGTTTTTTCCGTTTTCGATTCGAAACTTCAGGTTTTTAATACGCCGTTTTTCAGTCGTTCTGCAGCTGATGCGTCTCGGTCTTTCTCTGATTTAGTTCGCGATAGTCGCACGACCGTTGGCCAGCACCCTGACGACTTTTTTCTTTACGAAATTGGTCAGTATTCCGATGAAACTGGAGAGCTTGTAGCTTCTGCTCCGACCCAGATTGCTGCTGCGACAGCTTTTGTATCTACGATCGAGGACGCTAAAGCGGCCGCGCCTGCGTCGTCCGCAGTCTAAGTACAGACGCGGCCGCAACACGGAAATTCTTTTAATCAGTCCTTGCGTAGTGTGAGGACTTTTTTTATATGGAGCTTATATGAAGTTTAAAATTAATCACACAAACGCTACGGCTGAAGGCATCGTCTTTACTGAACCGTCAATGACGCAACAGCATTTTAAAGATGAGACGATGATCGACAACATTTTGCAAAAGTATGCAGAGACCGGTTTTTTGACTGATCCTTTTTCGCCGAAGCGTCCAGTTCAGTTCGGTGACTTTTCTGACGTCACAGATTTTCAGACTGCTCAGAATGCTGTTGCTCGTGCAACTGAATACTTTGAAAGCCTTCCGTCTAATGTTCGTTCGTCTTTCAATAATTCTCCGCAGGAATTTCTTAATGCGCTCAATGATCCTGAGCAGCGTAGTAATCTTGAAGAGCTCGGCTTTGTTGCTCCTGAGCCTTCTAAAGAGCCTCAGCCCACTCCCGCGACTGAGGTTAAACCGTCTGATTCTGACAACAATGGGTAATTACTAATAACCAATATAAGGGATGGTTTCCATCCCTTCAAAACCCCTTTGATCGCCCGCTTGCGGCGATCTTTTTTTCCAGATATCTCAACGATTTGCGCACGGGTACACACCGGAAACAGTTACGTACTTGATGTAACTGTTTCCGGTGACACCCCGAGGTGCGCGCGGGTACCTAACGCACAGCTCGGATGTTTGCTTTCTGGTTGTTTTGTGGTATATGCTTTGCACTATGGTGATAAAGCTTTTTGGGAGTTGGTTTTAGAGCCATAGGCGACCGGTTGATGAGAGGGCTTTCTGACTGGTCGCCTTTTTTTATCTATAGCTATGGATTTTTAGATGTCATCAGTTAATCGTTCTACTCAGCATCTGTTCTCTCAGATTCCTTCAACTCAGATTCCTCGATCAGTCTTTGATCGTTCTCATGGTTATAAGACAACTTTTAATTCTGGTTATCTTGTACCTTTTTATGTCGATGAAGTACTCCCCGGCGATTCTTTTAAGCTGACAGCTACGCTTTTTGCTCGTTTGGCTACGCCGATCGTACCTTTTATGGATAATCTGTATTTAGAGACTTTTTTCTTCTTTGTTCCCAATCGACTTGTTTGGGACAACTGGCAGAAGTTCAATGGTGAGCAGAAGAATCCGACTGATTCGACGGATTTTTTAATTCCTACAGTTTCTGGTACGAATGTTCAGAATCAAACGCTGTGGGACTATTTCGGCCTTCCGACAAATGTCGATAAAGCTTTGAAAGTAAATGCGCTTCCTTTCCGCGCTTACAATTTGATTTTCAATGAATGGTTTAGAGACGAGAATCTTCAAGAATCTTTGAAAGTTCCAACGGGCGATGGTCCAGATAATCTTTCTGACTATAGTCTTGTTCGTCGTGGCAAGCGCCACGATTATTTCACTTCATGTTTGCCTTGGCCGCAAAAAGGACCTGGCGTGGAAATTGCTCTTGGTGGTAGTGCTAATGTCACTGTTTCCGGTAATGGGGCGCCTAAGTTTGCAATATCAAACGGTAGTGTCGTTCAGCCTACGGGAGTTTTTTTTGCGCCTAGCGGTGCTGCTAGCGATCCTGGTTTGTCTGTTTTGTTTAGAGCTCGAAACAATACTGGTAGTTTTCCAGGTCAGCTGTCTTGG